GAGATTATGGGCGTTTATGAAGAAATGCTCGATCGATACAAAAATGGTGAAATCGCTGGTTGCGTTTTCACAGCTCATCTCAAAGATGAGCCCGTCTCAGCGATGAAAGCTGAGATCGGCAAAACTAGAGTATTTTCTGGTGCAAACTTTCCGTGGATTATTATAGTACGAAAGTATTTATTATCCTTTATTCGTGTTGTCCAAGAAAATCAATTGCTCTTTGAAGCTGCACCTGGCATTATTGCTCAGGGTAGTGAATGGGAAGATTTATTCTCTTATTTGACAAAACATGGAACGGACAGATGCGTTGCAGGAGATTACTCAAAATTTGACAAAAAGATGGCAGCCCCATTTGTCCTGGCAGCTTTTGATATTATATCAGAAGTTTGTAAGGACTCAGGAAACTACAGTGAAGAAGATCTGAAGGTAATCCGTGGAATAGCACTTGATACAGCTTTTGCTTATCAAGATTTCAACGGTGACCTCTTAAGATTTTTTGGTAGTAACCCATCAGGGCATCCTCTAACAGTCATAATCAACAGTCTTGTCAACTCTCTCTATCAACGATATGCATACTTAACGCTGAATCCTGAAAAAAGAGTAGATGATTTCAAAGAAAACGTAAACTTAATCACGTATGGTGATGATAACATATTCAATGTGTCTTTAAATAGACCATGGTTTAATCATACATCAATTTCAAACGCTTTGTCAACCATTGGTGTTAAATATACCATGGCAGATAAAGAAGCTGAAAGTGTGCCTTACAGTAACGTTTATGATACATCTTTTCTTAAAAGGAGTTGGCGTTGGAACGCAGAAACTCGTACACATTTAGCACCACTAGAAGAAGAATCAATTATTAAATCTTTGTGTGTTTGGATACCATCCAAAACTATCACACAAGAAGAACAATTGATTGCAGTAATTGAAAGTGCAAACAATGAGTATTTCCATTATGGAAGAGAGAAATTCAACGAAAGACAAAAAATGCTTAGAGATATTATCGAAGTACATGAGCTAAAATCTTATGTGACGGAAACGACACTGATGAGTTTTGATGCTCTACTTGAAAGATATTGGAAGAATTCCTTATCGTCATTATTTAATGACGAGGAATAATTCCTAAGCATGGGATCATTCTCTATCCCGTCACAATTAGAGGTCGACGTGTGCAGGTCGTAGTCTGCTTAGTATAGGACTTTGAGTGAAGTTCTCAACCATAATCACTCCGTATATGTTATTTACTGTTCATTGCATCATCATTCTGTAAAATAATGAAAGTGTGGAACATATACGCTACCTGCTTGGGCGTTCCCCAAAATCTCTATTTAGAGACGGTTTTAAGCTGGTAACCTAAGAATGAAAAGCGACACAGATGAAATGAGTTAGTCCCTGTGTTTTAATCATAACTTGGAAATAATTGTATGCGTGGCAACTCCGTTAGAGTTGTACTGAGTCCGTCAGTTACGGACGCCGTGTCACGAGGGTTTACTCGTGCGCTTCAGACTGATGAAGTCCAGAATCTGAAGAAAGAAAAATTGACTTTAAACCGATCAACGTCATATGCTCAAGATTTACAGAGTTCCGATGTGGCTACTGCTGCTGGTAGAGATGATTTACCAACAGGAGAGTCCCATGTAGGAACTACTACATTTGTTGATGCCGAAACTGGGGATGTGGAAGCATTCCAACCCTCAATCGATTCAACTTATACTGAGTCCTACAAGGTAGATTCTGAATTAGCTGGTTTCTTATCCCGTCCAGTCCTTATTAAATCTTTAATTTGGACTGAGGGTGCTGAACTCACTGATACTTTTGATCCTTGGACACTGTATTTCACAAATTCTGTAATTAAGAATAAACTTGAAAATTATGCTTTTATTAGATGTAATTTACATGTCAAGGTTATGATTAATGCCTCACCATTTTATTATGGGCTTCTGGGTTTATTTTATAGACCTTTACCCATTTTAAATCCGGCGCCAATAAATTATGACGCGAGTGGTAGATACAGAATACCACTCTCACAGAGACCACACATTTGGTGTTACCCAGCTGAATCCCAAGGGGGCGAAATGATTCTCCCTTTTGTGAACCCAAGAAATTGGATTGACTTAACGGATTTAAGCTCTATGGGTGATGTTGGTGAGCTCGAAATGCGGAGCTTTTCAGAGCTTTTTAATGCCAATAGCGTAGCCGGAAGTGATTGTGATGTGCAAATCTACGCTTGGGCCGAGGATGTCCATATTTGTGGTCCCACTTTTAAGGCAGCTCTACAATCTAGTAATAAGAAGAAAAAACCATCCTCAGGTGGAGCTTCCATCAAAGGGGCTGTCAAAAACACATCAACTGCCAAATCCACCTCCACCGATTCCAACAACCTAGCTGTGGGTTTTGGAGCTCCAAAAGCAAATTTTAGTATGGGAGGATTTATGGGCAAATATATGAAAGCAGCAGAAACCCGCGACGCAACAAGTGGAACTATATCAGGTCCTGCCTCAGCTGTAGCTAGAGCAGCTGGAATAGCCGCCACAGCCGCCGTTGCATTAGGACCATTCTCCGAAGGAGCTTCACTAGCAGCAGCTGAACCGCTTACTGCGGTCTCAACAGCTGCAGCTGGTGTTGCTGCTATAGCGGAGGTGTTCGGTTACACTGATACACCTGTAATAGATAAGGTTCAACCCTTCAAAGATTTGCCCTTCCACGCCTTTTCTTCAGCTGAAATTTCGCATCCAAATGACAAATTGACTCTAGATCCCAAGAATGAGTTGGCCATGAATGGAAATGCTGTAGGAGCCCCAGATAGTGACGAATTGAACATTGAGGCATTTTGCCGACGTGAATCATACCTCGCCACCTATAACTGGGCTTCAACAGACTTACCTGATGCTCTACTCATGAATGCTAGAGTCACACCTGACATTTATAGATTTGAAACTGTGCAAACTGGAGTACATAATATGTATTTTACCCCAATGGGTCTTCTTTCTCGTATGTTTCAATATTGGAAAGGAGACTTGGTTTTTAGATTCAGATTTATTTGTTCTAAATATCACCGGGGTAGAGTGCGTTTCACATGGGATCCGATCACGAGCATTTATGGTTCTACTGCCACTAATACTTCTAATTACAATAGAATTATAGATGTAGCAGCTGAACCCGATGTAAGAATCAAAATTCCATACCAGCAAGCGTTGGCTTATATGCGCTTGCAGGATACTCTAGCCACAGCAGAAGGATCCGCTGGAAACGAAAAAGTTCCCCTAGCAGGTTTCGACAATGGTCAGATCAGTTTACGTGTTTTTACGCAACAGACTAGTCCAGTAGCCAGTGCAGATATTAAAGTCATTCTCAGTGTATATGGTGAAGGTTTGGAATTTGCTGGTCCACGAGAGGTGGAACCAAATTTCTCACACTACGCCATACAAGCTACAGATATCAACACTTTCTCTGAGTTATCACCAGCAGAACCTTTGTTCGAAGAGACTGAATTATCACCAGAAACGAATTTAATTTACATGGGAGAATATATTTCCTCCCTAAAACAATTAATGCGTAGAACGTGTAAAAGTTTCTCAGCATATTTTGCTGCTAACTCAACTGATAGGAATCGCATTTTGCGATGTCATATATCTCGTATGCCACTTTATAATGGTTTTGATCCGAATGGTATTCACAATGCAAATGAGATTGTTGGGGTTTCTACAGCTCCGTACAATTTTGTGCATAATTTACCAATGAACTGGATTGGACAATGTTTCGTCGCTCAGCGCGGATCTGTCAACTGGAGCTTTAACGTCAATAATAAAGAAGCTGTGTCTACTATGGTGGTAGTTCGTCAGCCTACGACACTCTCCGTTGCTAATTATCACACTACAGAAACGGTAGCAAATGGTACTGATACCAGCTTATCGAATTCTGAATTGTGGAGTTTCACACGGAGTGGGTTGTCAGGGATGGCACTTACTAATCAAATGACACAAACTGGACTATCAGTTGTGGCTCCAATGTACAACAGCAATCGTTTCTACGGTTGTTCCCCACCCCAAAGAACTTTAGGGCAGACGTACGACTCATCTAATGAGCAGGGGATTGAATTAAGCGTGGACGTTGCACCAGCTGATGGTGTCAACAGTAAATATGTTCGTATAGATGGGTATGCAGCTATTGGAGCTGATTTTGCCTATCATTTCTTTTTGAATGTACCAACAATTTATCATGTTACAACACTACCAGTGGGTAACGATCCATAATTTATTTCAATAAATTGACAGTTTTTGTAGATGAACTGTATAATACAATATCTGCATTATGAACGATAGCTTTACGTTCAAAAACAACAAGCCCTCAGTTCACTGGGGAAAACAAGTGTGAACGATGCACTTGACTTTACGGAGTTAAGGGGCGCGCTCGATTTAAACATACATCTTATAAAGATAATTATAGGAGAATTTTTAAGGAGAGCGTTTGCTCTCTGGAATTTTGGCTCGATTTAAACATACATCTTAT